TGGGTATATGCTAAGTATTTAGAAGCAGTAGCTGATCCAGATAACTATGTTATTTTAGCAACTGGTCGTCTTAAAAAGAAAGAAGGAATGCTTGCTAATGTTATGAGTATTCTAAACCAACACAACTTATCATTTGATGAAGTCCACTTAAACTGGGGTGGTGATACATACAACTTTAAAACTAAACTATTCGAAGAAAAAATCGAAGAACTTGGTGTTAAAGAGTTTGTTATGTACGATGATAGACACGAACACTTGGTTAAATTTGAAGAATGGGCTTCAGAACATCATGTAGATGTAACAATTGTTGACGTTATCAAGAAAGAAGAGACTGAATATAAAAATATATAATCTATGGCAACAATTACTAAAAAGAAAACAAAGTCAAAAGTAGAAGAGATTTTAGCAAAACCCTATAAGTTAATTCTTCACAACGACGATCACAATACATTTGATTGGGTTATTACTTGTTTAATGAAAGTTTGTAACCACGAATTAGAACAAGCTAATCAATGTGCTCACATAATCCACTATAAAGGAAAATGTGATGTTAAATACGGAGATTTGGAGACAATTTCTACAATGAAAGATAAACTAAGAGGTGCTGGTCTTTCAGCAACTATGGAAGCTAATGATTAACTAAACCAATTTTTTCCCTGGTTACCTTTATATCTATTCATCTGTTGTTTTCTTATTTTTAGAACTTGACCATAGTCAAGACCATCAACATAATCCATACTTTTAAGACTTTGCTGGACATAGTTTGTAAATTCTTTATCAACAAACTTAGTAGACCAATCCTCTACCATTTCAACAAAGTCATGTCTACCAAATATAGTAGTAGCATTAACTATAGTCATAACACTATCATCATTTCCAACATCAGCGGCGTATCTAGTATTACCGGCTGTTGTTGTGTGCTTGACAAAAGTTGTTATCTCTCTGATATTATCTTCATTATTTATAACAAATGATTTACTTTGCATTAAGTCTTGATAATCTTTAACCATAAGATTTTTATTCTCACCAACCTTTAAACCCATTTTTTCTTCAGTTGCGTCAACTCGATGTTTATATCTAACAAAAACCGAAGAACCATAGTTATTATTACCATCAAAAACATGTGGCAATTCAGCAAAAAGTGTATTTCCATAGTTATTTAACTCAACTACCACTTTAATGTTTTCTGGATTTAAGTATTCAAAGACAATCATATAAAGTAACTCAGCTAATTGCTTAACTGAAATAAAATTATTTCTAAAAATTCCTATTTGTTCTAATCTAAAAAAATCAACAATAGATTTATAAGACGCTTTTTGAGATTCTATAAGGTCTCTAGGTTTTTCAGAAACCCTGAAAATATTTATTATAGAGTAATCTTGACCTAAACCTTCCGAGATGTCAACTGAAATAACTATTTTATAATCTTTCCTTTTAAGTGGTAAAAATAAATCATCATCATCAACCCACTTTAAGTCAGTATAACTAAATTTAAGTTTTCTATCAAACTCTTGTATTTCTTCAAATATATAATTTTTCTTATTTCTTAATAAATCATCAATAATAGCCTCATTAAGTAAAGATTTAGAAGCATTAATAAATCTCAATCCATACTCTTGATTGAAGGCATCTTCACCACCGATATCCTTTATAGCTTCTTCTTTCCAAGTTGTCATTTCAGATATAGCTAAAATAGGAACTTCAAAACCATTCTTATCAATAAAAGTTGTTTTCTTAACTTCCTCATCGGTACATTTATCGTTATTATAAACATAAATAACATCTTTCATATTATCGGTAATATACTTCATCTCAAGTTTTGTATGTTGAGACCATCTATCCTGTACTACTTGAAATATTTCTTCTTTTGTAACACCATACTCATACATTTTATGAGCGTTTAATCTAATATAAGTTATAAATCGACCCGGAACTTGATACCAATAAACCCTCATCGCTTTATAGTTATTCTTTAGTGGATCTCCATCTGGTCTTTCAGCATCAATTAATAATCTATGAAATAAATTCATACCATTTGGAGTTGATGTGATAATAATTTTTGAATTTTGAACAGCTGATACGGTTGGGAAAGCAGCGGTATAGTAAGGCTCGATAATATTTGAAGGAATGTGAGCAAACTCATCTAAGTAAAGTACATCAATGGTAAAACCGATAGCTGGTGTCTTTGTTCTAGCTGATGTTTTAATTCTACATCCATTTTCAAATGTTAATGACTTCTGATTCCAAGTTTTAATACCGGGTTTTAAGAAGAAAGGTAATAATGAGTAGATAGATTTAATCTTATCGACAATTTCAACAGCTGTATCTCCCTTATTCGCAACAATCATTATATTTTTATCGTTATTAAATAAAATTGTATGTAACATGAAAATAGAGGATGATATAGTCTTACCTACCTGACGAGATGCCATTAAGATACTAAATCTATTATTAACAAAATTATCAAGCATTTCTTTTTGATAATCTCTCAATAGTATATTGTTAATAGAACCATCTTCGGTCTTAACTTTACAATATTTTTCAGTAAAATAGTGAACATCTAAAGCACATCTAACATACTCTTGTTGCTCATCAGGAGTCATTTTAAATGAAGCACCAGCTCTTCTAAGACCAACCTCACTTTTTAACCAAGGGTTTTGATATCTTTTAACGACTATACCATCATTTATTTTATCAGTTGCCTCATCTACTAATTTAGTAGTGAAAATCATCTGTCTCTCTTGTTGTTTAGTTGCTGCCATAATTTTAGGAACAATATATTTTTAATATATATTGTAAAAAACCACCTTCTATGTCAAAAGCGGAAAATGAAAGAAATAGAATAAAGGATGAATTCGATGAAATCCAATCCGAAAGCGGAGAATTTGATATAAGTAAACACTTAGCAAGACCTGAAGATTTACCAGATTTAGGATCAATTGAGATGTATGATTACGACTCAGATATGACAGTTGCTTCTCAACAATCAATGGAAGTATTAGAATCTCTAATAGATTTATACCTAAGTGACGTACCACAATTAAAAGAACACCCATATATAAGAAATAAAATGAGAGATGATGCTTTAGTTTATGCTGAAACAATCTTCTTATCAAAAATGACTAGAAAGAACTTTCTATCACAACTAAGACAAGTAGATAACGGTGATAATTCAGCAAGAATGCACGAGGTTGTAAATCAAACAATTGGTCAGATTAGAGAAAACTCTAAATTCTCATCCACTCAAAGAACTGAGTTAGAGAAGTTTTATAAAGGACTAAGAAAAGATTTAGGTTTGAATGAGATTGAAAGTCCAGATGTTCAAAAAGCGATTGATAGCTTCTCAGGAGAAACACCTGAATCAGATACTGGTGCTGTAATGGACAATAGAAAACTAAATGATTTGATTAAAAATGCAATGATAGGGAAAGATAAAGATAAAGAAAAGTAATTATCTATACTTAAAACTTTCAAATGCTTTAATCAGATTACTAAATTCAATTTTAACCTTTGTTGTAACAAATCGATTAACTCTGTTACCGGTAACGTAATTAACAAAAAGTAACCTTTCTTCTTGTTTTAGTTCACTTTTAATTCTATCTTTTAAATTAGAGTCAGTATTAGAAAGTAAAACAGTTAAAAGTTTATTTGAGTCTATTGCTAGTTTTATAGCATGTTCTTCATCATCATAAAAATACAATTCAGTATATTTTTCTAACTCCTCTTCGGTGAATTTATCACCTTCGGTTTTTAGTCCTATAATGTGTTGTAATAATAGCCTAACTTTCTTATAAGAGATATCATCACTATTTCTATTATAAAATGTTTCTGAGATAAAGTAATACTTTTTAATTTTTAATCCGTTTTCTTTTAATTTCTCTTCTATTTTAGAAATCATCACCTCATAGTTCTTTTTATTATTTTTAGAACATATAAAATAAATATCATCATCTGTGTTTTTAAGATGCAGTATATTATCTAAATTTAATGTATATTCTAAGTTCTCCATTAACTCTTTATTCATAAATTCCTGCATAGAAAATATTAGATTGGAAAAATTAGCTTGATGATTTTTAGATTTAATTTTTATTTTATCCATAAAATCAGAAGAAACCCAATAATTAGTTCCACCAAACTTCATAGAATTTTCTTGACCTTTATAAATACCTTTCTTTATTAAGTTAAATTCAGATTGAGGTATTTTTATTATTGGTATACTAGGAGCAGATTTATCCACAACCCAAACCATACTATTAGTGTTTAATATAACATCAATGTCAAAAAAGTGTGCTTTCATTATTTAAAATTTGTTACTTTATATCTTACTTGGTGTGGCATTCCATCGAATCTACTACCCTCGTATTCTTTATCCTTCCATTCAATCCCACCACTAAGTTCAGAATCGAAGCTTTTACATTTATAACAATATAAAGGAGGCATCATTTCAATATCATCCATTGATTCATTTTTTGATATTTTAACATCTGGATTCAAAGGAACCATATCTTCCTTTCTATAAACAAATGTTGCTTTACACCAAGGACTTCGGCAAATAGATTTTAATTCTTCCATGTAATTATATATTAAAAAAAAATCCCATCATTTAGATGGGATTTTTTAATATATGTTTTTTTATTTATTTTACCATATCTCTACTAATTGCAAAGTTGTATAAAATTGGTAGATTAAGGTACTTTACAAATCCGTCTCTTACATCTGCTAGTTTTTTTGATTTTTTAATGATATTTATTATAAGAAATCCAAATTCTTCTTGAAACTCTAAATAACTATCACACCATGGTCTATTATAGTGGTTTAGTGTTCTCCACTCTGTATATCCACCAGTTAACCAAAATAGTGCTTTCTCCGGTGTTATATCTTCATAAATTATTTTATCTATCTCGGTATTCCAAATTGGGTCATTCCATTCTGTTTTTCTCATAAGAATTGATACACCTTCCGCAATGTCAGAAGTTGACTCTTTTCCTATTTCAAAAAAATAATCACCTAATTCTTTTTTAACTCTGATTACATTTTGATTCAAAATTTCATTAGCTCTTTCTTCTTCAAGAACAATTCTTTTTCTCTTCATAATAATTTTTTATTTTTTTATATCTTGGGTTAGATTGACACCACTATGCCATTTTCCACCAAAATTACCACTCTCCCATATTCCGTTTTCCCAATTGCCATAAAATTCACCATTTTTAAAAATACCATAGTGCCAGTCTCCAGTAAAGAAACTACCCCCATTCCAAATAAGTGTGCCTTTTTCTATCTCAATTTGAGCATTTTCGATTTCAGAGTCGATTAACCAATAAAAATTCTCACTTAAAAGAATATCATCAATTTCCACCTCTGTGGTATAAGTCTTATTACGATATTTTAGCTCTATGTATCTCATACAAAAAATTTAATTATTATAATATATATATTCAATTTACGAACGGTTAAATAATTGACCTTGATTTTTGCTAAAAAAACGAAGGTGGTAAAAAAAATTATATTTTAAAATAAAAAAACCGGAATTTATCCGGTTTTTTAAGATTTATATAAAAGTAGGTTATTTCAATTTATTATTGATTGTCTAAAAAGTCCAATTCTGCTTTAGTCAAAGACTTAATACCTTTGTTAGTAATTTTTTCTAAGATAGAATCTACATCTAAAATAACATCTAAATCAGAAATTAAATCTTCGATGAAAACATTAGAAAGTTCATCTTCAACTTTAGTATCAACTACTCTTGAAACTTTTGGCATCTTTGGAGTTTTGATTGGTCGAATTTTGTATAAAGAGTCTTTTTCTTTTTTTGTGATTGGACAAAAATTTTCACTAACTTGTGGAACATCACTATCAACCGTAACGAAAGCGATTGCATAATCACCACCTGCTTCTATCCAAATCTTAGACAAAGAATCTTTAACTTTAACTAAAGTATTAAAATCTAATTTATAAACTTCAGAGATAGCTTTCAATTGTTGTTCGTTATGTGATTTTAAGCTGATGCAGATTACTTTGTTAATATTGAATTTCATAGTCTTCTTTTTTAGTGGTTATTTACAAATATAAGGATAATTATCTAATTTACAAATTTTATTTATTATTTTTTTGTTTTATGATTTTTATTTAATCCTTAATCAATACAAATATACGGATTTTATTCAATAAAGAAAATTTAAGTAAAAGTATTTTAATATATATGTTGAAAAAATTATATAATTATATGAAGTATCTTAGTAATAGAGATGAATTCCTTAAGAGAAGTTTTAAAAAAATAGATGAATATAAGTCTTTAGAGAATAATTTAGAGAAATTAAACGAAACTGAAAATAGTGGACCATTTGCTAATGATATTCCTTGGGGTAACTCATTACTTGGTAGATTAATAAACTTTACTATAAGAAAAGCCAGAATGGGTGCAAACTTAGGTAGAATAAAAATTGTAAGTGAAAGATTAAAAGAAACATTCAAGAACTTATTAGATGGATCATCAGCGGCTTCTTTAAGTACGGATCAATTAAAAGATAAAGATAGAGTTTTAGTTTCTAAACTTTTAGAAGAGTTAGATAAAGTTGTTAGAGAAGAAGGTAATGTAGGTGAAATAAAAAGACTTACTATCGCCGCTATATCTAATATATCAACAATTGAAATTGAAAACAAAGAATCTCTATTAAGTCAATTGGAAGAATTTAAAAAATTCTTAGAACAATTCGAAGATAGTGAAGGAGGTGAAGAAATTACTGAAGAAGGTGAAAAAGAAGGTGAAAAAGAAGGTGAAAAAGAAGATGAGTTAGTTAATAAAGACTCTAAAACATTAGATTCTATGTATCCTACTATGATTAAAACCTTGAAGTCATTATCTTTAGTATTAGCTCATTATAAAGAAGTTAAACTTGTATCTACCGCAAATGTAGCAGCCGGTACAAAGAGTGTATTCAAATACACAACATTAGCAGGGGATACAATTGAAAAAATTCAAAAAGACACAAAAGCTAATCCAAAGAAATTAGCAGCAACTGACATCAGAACTAAAAATACTCAAGTTTTACTAAAATATCCAAAGGATAATGTTACTATGCCGGCTGGATTAGTTCTTGTAATGGAAGGTTATATATTAGAAGCATTTGGAGATGGTGGAAGTCCAGACAGAGCTAATATTAAAGGTGGAGAAGATCATCTAACACAAGCTTTTAATAAATTAAAAAAGTCTATTGAGATATTAGAATCTCCGAAAGATAAAGGAATTGGAGTGGATGTTAAATTCCTAAATGAAATAACTTCAAAGTCTTTAGAAAATAAAGAAATAATAAAATCTCTTTTCACAGAGGTTAATAGATATTTAGTTGGTGATAAAAAAGCAACACTAAATGCTGCTACAGATACATTATATAAAGAAAGTATTGAAATCATATCAGACAAAAACAAAAAAATTATTGTCGCCGAGAAAATAGCTAGATTTACTAAAAGAGCTTTGCAGTTTGATGGTGAAAATTTATATGGTGGTTTAGGAGATACTGGGAAAAATCTACAATCATTTGTAGAAGGTATAAAATCTATGATGTCATCGAAACCTGAAGTTGTAAAACCGGAAAGTAAAACTAAATTTAAAGTAGGTGATATTGTAAAATGGAAAAATAAAGAAGGTAAAGAAATATCTAAAAAGATTGAAAAGATTAAAGATGGATCTTATTACTTCACAACTAAAGATGGTAAAGAATATTCTAAAAAAGAATCAGAATTAACAAAAGAATCTCTTATTAGTAAGTATAATAACTTCTTATCTTATATAAAAGAAGCTGATGAAGATACTGAATCATCAGATACTGAAGCATCAGATCCAGTTATGATGACAACATCTCAAAAGATTATTGATTATTGGGATAAAAAAATTGACATGGAATTATTTATATTAGAAAGAACTGAAGTAGATAAAATAAAAGCTAATATTGAAAAAGTAAGTAAATCTGAAGAAATCGTAATAAATGGTTTAGATCCTATTATAGAAATAGTTAAATTATTTAATAGAGCTTATAAACTACACACAACTAAGGTTATTCCAAATGTTGGAACTAGTGATGGTAGAGTATCCGCATCTGAATTTGCCAACTATACTAGTTTTGGCGATGGGACAAGATTGAATGCTGGTGTAAGTGGAGGACCATATAGAAATAACATGATTTTCAATCAATGGGAAAATACCGTTCAAAATATAATTAAAAATACAGAATATCAACCAATATTCAGAGAACAAACCATTCTTAAAACAAAAAATGGAGATACTATAAAAGACGCTGGAAAAAACCTTTTAAGATTTATAAATGATATGTTAGATGGTGAAGAACTTTACAGAGGTGGTGGTAAAGGATCTCAAGGAGCTCAAGCTGAGTTTATAGAGAAATACTTTGGAGCTACTTCAGATGATTTAAAAGGCGGACTTCATGTATCTGAAAGTGATGAGAAGGAAAACAAAACCAACTCTAGTAATATGCCAGAACCTATTAAATTAGAATTTAAAAAGGATTTATCTAAATTGGAAAAACTTGAAGATATGTTAGGATCGTTCTTTGTTGCTATTTCAAAAAATAGTAAGGGTGTAGAAAAACAGATATATTTTTATGTACAATCAGTTGAAGGTGGGTATGCGTATGTTACATATTGTGATAGTTTTTATTTCTTCAAAAGATATATCAAAGAATCTGGTCAAACTATTAAAGGAGATGATTTCAAAGGTAATCTACCTACTCAAGTGAACTCTTTTGAACAAGGAGAAGAAGGTCAATATAAAATTAAAGCATCGAGAATAAAATTAGTAGATATAATTAATAAAGATGGTGCTTTTATTTTAAGTGGTAAAAACTTTAATGTTAAGTATTTAGAAAAATATTCAGATAAAAAGAACTTGCCAAGTTTATCAGTGAGTACAGGAGAAGAAGAAATGTCTATAGTAAGCTGTTATAGTTTATTTAAAGATAGTAGTGATAAAACATTGACAAGATATACATTAACTAAAAATATATCTGAAAAAATTAAAACCATTGGTGGATTTCCTAATGTTATTATTCAAGGAATAAACACTACGGGATTCACTATAAAATAAAATGAGATACTTAAAAAAATTCAAACTATTCAACGAAGAAGTTGATTTTGATGTTAATATAACAGATGAGCCAGACTTAAAAATGTCTAAGGAAAAATTAGCAACACTAAAGAAAAATATTTCCGATTATAAGACTAAAAAACCACTACTTGATAAAGCTTATCTAACAGCTTTAACTGATATTGATTTACAAACAGCTGTAGAAGGAATAGTTGGAAAAGTTGATGCTTTGCCAGAGAAAGATAGAAATCCATTTTTAGTAGAATATCTACATGTTGCTAATCTTAAAAGAAAAGTAGATAAGTTTCAAAAAGATATAACTAAGGATAAAATATCAAAAGATGATTTTCAAGAAGAATTAAGTTTAGCTACAGAGACTAGCACAAAAGATGCTGTTAATAAGAAGTTAACTGATATAAATACAAGAATATCGACAAAAACAACTACTATATCTTCTTTAGTTAAAGATATTTCGGATGCTCAAAAAGCTCTTGATACAAAAATGTCTAATGTGGAAAAAGAAATGCTGGATTATATCAAAAATATATCCTCTGAAACTCAAAAATAGAAAAAATATCGTTTTTTAAGTTTTATATATACTACATAACATAAAAAAAATTATAAATAATATGGCAATTCAAATTGGAAAATACAAAAGACCAGGAATCTTCATAGAAGAATTTGACAATTCAGTTATCAGTAGCCCAATAGTAGAGGGGATTACAAATATGGTAATTGGTGTGTCTAAAAAAGGACCAGTTAATACTCCTATTAGATTAACTACTACAGGTGATCTTGAATCTATCTTTGGTCAATTGGACAGAGGTTTAGAAAGAAAAGGTTCTTTTTTCCACAGAACAATAGCTAAGATGTTAGAGTCATCTCCTGTTTTCGCTATCAATCTTTTAACTACAGATGATACATTAGATTTAATTGAATATAAATCTTTATCCGCATCCTCAGGATATGTAAATGATATAGAAAGAGAAGGACCTTATAGAAGATTCTTTGATACTACTGGTTTCTGGAAAAGAGACACTGAGTCTTTCATGAATCTTACAAAAAATAATGTTGGATATACTGAAAGAGCTTTCAGTTTGACAAACTTATCTGATAAATTTGTTACTGCATTTGTAGTAAAAAGCTCTAGAACTGGATTTGATAGAACATTAATCGAATGGTATGGTTCTATAGAAAAACTTCCAGCATATGTTAATGCTAATGACTTCGCATCTGACTATTTAGTTGATGTTATTGTTGTTGGTGGAGACTGGTCAAATTATCAAGAATTGGCAATTGACACAAGATGGAGTGCTTACTTCAACGCATCTGGTTTAGTTAAATCTCAATTAAGAGCTTTCGCTAATGATAGAAATGTAACATTGTTAGCATACTACGAAGGATTGTCATTGATTCCATATTTTAGAGATTCAAACGGAACAAACATATTTATTGAAACTACAATTAACAGAGATACTGATAGAACTGGTTTGTTCTGTTCATTCAATGCTGATTTAGTTGAAACAGACTACTACAATGGTCTATTAGACTTAGTTGGTAATACAATAGCTGGTGAGAATGAAACTAATATCGAATTCTTATCATATAAAGAAACTATCGCTGAATCAATTGAGATTACAGCTGTACCTCTTGACTTACCAGGTAACGTAACTGCTGTCTTAGGTGGTAGTTTTAGTTATGTTCAAGCTGGACACGCATTTGATTCAAGTTTATCAGGATTATCTCCTGTATCAAGTGGTATTTTAGATACTACGAACTCAGCTCATAGAACTGCTTGGTTCGGTGAGAATTATGTACACAATGTTACTCAAGACACAACAATTTCTGCGGCATCAGCATCAATATCAGTAACTTATAATGTTTCATCTGGAGCATTTGCTGTAATAGGTGATAAAGAAGTTCCAGTTTCAGGTACAACATCATTGATAATTTCAGCTAGTGATTATTCATTTTCTAGTACACAATTAACATTTGCATCTGTATTCACACTTGATTCAACAGGTGAGATATCAGTAACAAGTAACTTAGTAGGATCTGCGAATCCAACAAATCCAACTGTTGCTTTAAGTGACATCGTTCTTGGATACGCGACATTTAGTATGATAAGTGGTCAAATTATACCATCATCTGTAAGTGTAAACGAAGTAAATGTAGGAACATCTAGTTTTGTTGATTATAAATTCGGAACATCAAATATTTCTGATTACTTTATCGCAACACAAAGTACAGCTGGTTCAATTAAAGTTGAATTCCAAAATACAAATACTACTGCATCATCAGCTAACTACAAACAATATAGAAGATTTAAGATGTTCTATAAATTAGTTGACTTAATTAGTTCAACTAATAAAGATAAAATGGCTATCTGTTTAGGACCAAATCTTGGATATAGAAAGGTAAGTCTTTCATCAATGACTGTAACTGATATTGTTACAACATCAACATCAAACAAATCATTTATATTAAACACTGGTTTAACTAACACTGAACTTGATGATGTGTTAAAAGGTTACTTAGTATTCTATACGGAAGATAATGAGTTTATACTGGGTACTGATTCAGTATCTACAAAAGAGGCACAACCAAATAATATTAGTGGTGTTGTTGGTAAATACTCTAAACTATATACAAGATTTTATGATGGTATAGTTAATACGGGAGATTACTTCTATTCAAATAAAATACCTTCTACTGATACAGTAGATATAATCTTTATTGATGGAGAAGACAATACAGAAACATACTCAGGTACTCAATCAGGACCTACTTCAATATTCGCT